CAGAGGTAAATATATTTACTAGCAAAGCATTTACTGAGGATAATTTTAAAGAATTTGGATCTGGAAAGTTTAGACTTACAGCCCAACAAGGAGCAGCAATAACACTTCCAAATGGCAATACAGTACAAAAAGCATTTAGAGGCATAGCGGAATCTTCAGCACAGAAATTAGATTTAGCTGTCAGGTCGGGAGTCTTTTCTGGAGAGACACTAGACCAGATCAGTAGGAGATTAATTGGCAGACTTAGCTTTTCACAAAAAGGTAATGTCAAACAAATTGCACTTGCTGGTGGTGAATTAACAAAACTAGCCAATCATCAGATCCAAACTATTGTTAGAACATCTGTTAATCAAGTTACAAATCAAGCATCACAGGCTGTTTATGCAGCAAATAAAAAGGTATCACCTAAATATGAATATGTTGCAACGCTGGATTCTCGAACAAGTGTTATATGTCAGCGACTTGATGGACAGACATTTGATTACAATAATGGCCCGACACCACCGCAACACTTTAATTGTCGATCTACTACTGTCCCTGTTGTGGACTTTGATGGTTTACAAAAGAAATATCCTAACCTTGAAAAGCCGCCAGCAACACAGTTTGACACCAGACCATCAGCTACAGGCAGAGTTCCGCAGGGAACAACATACGGAAACTGGTTATTAAATCAAGATAGAAAGCTGCAAGTTAAGACTTTAGGAAGCGAAGGTAAAGTTAGAATATTTAAAAAATTAGCAAAAAGGGAAGGATCAGGACAGGCAGCTTTAAGAAAGATGATTCGCAATGATGGAACAGAGGTATCACTTGCAAAATTAAAACAATTATATGGAAAGCCCACTGTAGTCAAGCGTAAACCAACTGTTGCCCCACCCAAACCGAAAGCAGTGGTCGGAACTGCTGTGGCATCTGACTTTATTAAATCTAAGCCACTTAAAAAGCTTACTGAGAAAGAGTTGTTGGCTGACCTTAAAAAATTCAGAGAGCATGAAATAAAAATACAAACTTTGAGAGGCATCAAGAATCCATATACAGGGCCAATAGATTTCAAGATTCAATCTTTAGAGCAAGGTTTGAGCATAGAAAAAGTGATTACAAAAGATTCTCCTATGTACAACGATTATCTTTTCTGGAAACAGGGTTTTAATAAAAGACCGACAAGGGTTAAAAATGTTCAAGCATTAAAAGATAGAAAAGATTTAGTAAAAGGTGCTGATGGTGAAAACCTTGTTTTATATCGAGGAGTTTCAAATGATAATTGGAATGACCAGTTTAAGGGTATAGGTAAGGCTGGCGACAATTACTTTGCTGGTGAAGGTATATATGGCAACGGAACGTATGCCGCAGCTAGAAATCTTCATGGAACAAAAGCAACTTTATCAAAAAGTACAAAAAATGCCATTGAAATAGCTGAAAACTACACTCAGAGCAATAGGTTTGCAGAAGCATTAACTGTTGCTGAAAAGAAAAAAAGAATTACTGCATTTGGATTAAAAAAAGATGCAAACTTTAAAACTTGGGAGAAGGGTTCAAGTACAAAAAATTTAAAGTTTGAACACGCATTTCCAGATTCAAATTGGTACAAACAAACCTTCCAGAAATGGGAAGATGAAACTATTGCTAAAGCAAAAAAACTTACAGGGTATGATATAGAGACAGTCGGTGAAGCTTGTAGCATTTTGGGGATAGATGGATACCAAGTGCCGTTGCCCCTAGTTGAGCTTGTTAAGGAAGGTGGTCAGGAACTAATGCACTTTGATGCTGACTATTGGGTAATACTCAATAGATCAGCTATAGTAGTTAGTGATACAGTAGATATATGATTGACAATGACATTTTTTTCTCCAGAGATCTAGCAAAATTAATGACAACTTTGCATTTGGATACTAAACAACGGAGAAAATGTATTGAAGAAGCTTCAAAAGCAAAAGATTTTGAGTCTTTTGTTCAAGATTTTAATGACGGAAAAATATCTTTTAATTGACTTGTTACTTTTTTAGTTGTAATCTAATTTCAGATAGAAACTTTCGCAATGAACAACTTTTTCACAACCTTTTTTAAGGAAAAGAATTTAGACTTTCAATACTACACAGTTAATTCACCAAACGGAACTCCAAACCTTATTCCATCTACTGTTGTTATTGATGCAATCAAAAATACAAAAGGACAAGAGGCTGCAAAGATCAAAGATACATTAATTAAAATTGATTTTATAAATGGCAATATTCACAATTATTTGCAACACTTAGCCCAAGCATTAGCAAAGGATTTAAACTTTTAATGCCTCTCAAAAAAGGTAAGTCACAGAAGTCTATCAGTGCCAATATAAGGCTACTTATGAGAGAAGGCCGCACATTAAAGCAAGCTCAGGCTATAGCACTATCTACAGCGGGTAAAAAAAAGAAAGCTAAAAAACGCAAAAGGAAGTAATATATAGGCAGCTACTTTTATTGTCATGCCTAGAGGTGTCGGCTACGGTTCTTCCATGAAGCCAAAAACAAAGAAGAAAAAGAAAAAAGGAGGCAAGAAGTAATGGCTAAAACATTTTTTGAAAAACTTAATGAGTACAAGGCAGAAAAGTCAAAGCCAAAGCAGTCAAAACCTAAAAAAGACAAAGACTGATGGTTCGCAGACGTTTCCGCAAAGTTGCAAAAGATAAAAAAACAGGTGTTGCTAAGAAATACCTTAGCGGTGCAAAAAATAAAGCTGCAAAGGCAGCGGAGATAAAACGTACATCAGCAGCTTACAAGAGAGGAGAGTTTATAGATATTCAAGCTGTATCAAAATCGCGGACTAAACAAAATGCCAGCAAGAAAAAAAAGCGTAAAAAAAGCACCACCCGCTAGACCTTTAAGTGCCACAGTCGTGGAAACACTTAGAAAGAAAGCAAAAAATTCAAGATTTACCCTTACTCAGCTAAAAGCTGTTTACAGAAGAGGTCAAGGAGCTTATTTGTCTGGTGGATCAAGAAATGTTCCTATGGCTGCATGGGCTATGGGCAGAGTAAATAGTTTTATTAGTGGAAAAGGTGGAGCTAGAACAGCAGATGCTGATATTATGAGGAAAAAATAAAATGAAACTTACTACAAGACAAAAGAACACACTTAAGAAGCATCAGGAAACGCATGGTCATACAAAGGCACACATGGAATATATGAAGCGTAAGATGAGAGAAGGCATGAGTTTTACGCAAGCTCATAGGATGGCAATGAGTAAAAAAGGCAAATGAGCAAAGATCCGAGACTTAAAAGATTTGGATTGTCTGGTTTTAATAAACCCAAGAGAACCCCATCACATCCAACAAAGTCTCACGTTGTTTTGGCAAAAGAAGGCGATAAGGTCAAATTAATCAGGTTTGGTATGCAAGGAGCAGCTACAAAACCACCAAGAAAGGGTGAATCTGACGCAGATAAGGCAAAAAGACGCAGTTTTAAGGCTAGACACGCAAAAAATATTGCAAAAGGCAAAATGTCAGCAGCTTTTTGGGCAGACAGAACCAAGTGGAGCTAACATTGTGAATAATTGTAAATTTTTAATTTATGGCAGACGAAGCAATTAAGCCTGACAACTCAGCGGAAATGGCTGCACTTAAGGCAGAAGTAGACAGACTAAGAAAGTCTAATTCTGAAATATTAGATGATTATAAAAAAGCAAAAGAGGCGGCAAAAGCTGTTCCCCCTGATGTAGATGTAGATGCTCTCATTGCCTTTAAACAAAAAAAAGAACAGGAGGAGCTTGAGGCAAAAGGTAGATATGAAGAGGCCACAGAAAAACTGGCAACTCAATACAGGCAAGCCGAAGAACAACAAAAGTTAAAAATACAAGAGCTTGAAAAAAGGCAGAGAGAATTAGAAGTTGAAGCTCCAGCAGTTACAGCCCTTGCTGATGTTGTGCATGATCCCCAATATGTGCTATCTCGCATTAGCAAGGATCAACTAACAAGAGAGGCTGATGGAACAGTAGTTGTAGTTGATGGATATAACAGAACACCTGTCAAAGAATGGGCTATGTCTCAAATGCCTCAATGGGTACAGAAAAACCCAAGACCACAAGGAGGTGGAGCTACAACAACAAAAGTACAGACAGAATTTGTTGCTGCGACTGGTGACAAAAACCCATTTGCAAAGGAATCATTTAACTTAACAGAACAAGCGAGATTATATAAAACAGATATTAATAAATATAATATGCTCAAAAACGCAGTTACAGGTTAGTATATAGACAACGTGGTTGTGCCATGTCAGAGGTTGTGCCTCGAAGTAAACATATCTATTAATTCACATGGCGACAGTTCGCAGTGATTTAATTATTCCAGAGGTGTTTACACCCTATTTGATCGAGGCTACTACTCAGACTGATAGCTTTCTTCAAAGTGGGGTTGTGCAACCTTTGGCTGAATTAAATCTTTCAGCAGAAAGAGGTGGCGACTTTGTAAAGATCCCATCATATTCTGCAAACTTATCAGGCGATTTTGAAGTTTTAACAGACTCAACATCATTAACTCCAGCAAAGATAACAACAGGCGACCAGATTGCGGCTGTTCTTCACAGAGGACGAGCATTTTCCGCAAGGGATTTAGCTAGTCTTGCTGTTGGCAGTTCAACTGATCCTATGGCTGCTATTGCTCAAAAGATGGCGGCATACGTCAACAACCAGAAACAGAAGGATTTATATTCTTGCTTAACTGGTGCATTTGGTTCTATCAACAACAACTCAAGTGCTTCAGCATTGTTTGATTTAACAATCGACAGCGAATCTGGAGACACACCTACAGCATTGAGTCCTAGACACGTTGCTAAGGCACAGTCATTACTTGGCGATCAAGGTGGCAAGCTTACAACGATTGCAATGCACAGTCGTGTTTACTACGATCTTGTAGAAAGAAGAGCAGTTGACTTTGTTGCAGCAACAGATATCAACGGTGGTGGTGCTACAGCATCAGGTGGTTCTATTGAGAACGCATTTGGGAATCCAACAGTTCCCACATTCATGGGACTTAGAGTAATAATTTCAGATGATATTCCAAAAACTGGAAGCGGCTCAACAACTGAGTACAGCGTGTTTATGTTCCAAAACGGAGCAGTTGTAACAGGCGAACAAGCTCCAATAAGAACACAGACAGATAGAGACATTCTTGCACTTGAGGAAGCTATGGCAGTGGATCTCCACTACATCTATCACCCTGTCGGTCTTAAGTATGCTGTATCAACAGTAAACCCAAATAGAACAGTCTTAGAGACAGTTGGTTCATGGTCGAGAACTTACGAATTAAAGAATATCGGTATCGTAAGAGCTACCGTTGTTTCAAATAACGACTAGAGGTAATCAATCATGTCATCTTTATTTGATGTAACTGCTGGGTCATTAATCGGCCCAACAACAGGCGGCACTGTAACTCAGGCATCTAATAAGTCAACAGGTGTGACTTTAAATGCTGAGTCTGGTCAAATCACCATGAACGGTGCGGCTTTAGGTGCTGGAGCAGAAGTTAGCTTCACTGTCACTAATAGCAAAATCTCAGCTACTGACGTTGTTCTTGTAAACCATAGTTCTGGCGGTACTGCTGGAGCATATATGGCTCAAGCTAACTTAATTGCTGACGGATCATTTAAAATATCTGTTACCAATTTGACAAGTGGATCTGAGTCTGAAGCAATTGTTCTTAGCTTTGTAGCCCTTAAAGGTGCTTCAAGTTAATGTCAATTTACGCTTTTAGGCGTATGAGGGAACAAAACGAAGCTGCTCAAAAGGCGGCTTCAGTTTCCACATCAAAGCCAAAACGCAAACGCAAGTCACAAAAGGAATCAGTAAATGGCGATCTCAATAGTAGCGACAGTCGGAAGTGCGTCAGCTAACAGCTATGTCACACTAACTGAAGCTCAAGCTTTTATAGATGGGCAAGTTGAATCTGATGACATAGTGGCATGGGGGAATAGCACTGACGATCAAAAAAACAGGGCATTATTTAGCTCAACCCAAAGGATTGATCGTGAGGAATTTTTAGGGGCAAAAGTCTCTGACACTCAAGCTCTGGAGTGGCCGAGATCAGGAGTAAGGAAACCTGACACATACACCAACCTTTATGGGTTAAGCTTTCCAAACAGATTGGTTGCTGACTATTACTTAGACACTGAAATCCCAGATCGTGTTAAACACGCTCAGATTGTTCTTGCTGTTTATTTAAACAATAATAAGGACGGTATAGGATTAAGTGGTCTTGAGGATTTTGCTGCTGTAAGTATTGGTAATATAAATATCACTCCTAGATTCTATGGGGCTGTGGGCATTGATCGTATTCCACCAATCGTTGACCACTATTTAAAGGGTATTAGAATAGGTGGAAGAGCAAACTTATCAATCAAGAGGTCTTAAATGTACGGTTACGAATATCCATCAGCAATAATCATCACAGATCATACTCAGGCTTTTACTGGTAGATTTGGCAAAGTTGTTGCATTAAAAAATTCAACTGTTGATTTAGTTGCTGAAAACATTACAGAAAACACATCTACAACTATTTCTGGAATACCTTTACATCATTCAGCAGAGATATGTGGTGTGATTACAAGTGTTCAAGTTGCAAGTGGTGACGCTGTTATTGTTTACCGCTTATGAGTATCTCAAACGCATTAAAAAAAGCAGCTTCTAAAACAATTAAAGTTCTTGGTGGTGATATAACTTACAGGCGAATCACTACTGGTATATATAATCCTACAAACGGATCTATGAGCGAAGTTAAAGCGGATGTCAGTATTAAGGGTGTCGTGAGCAACGTGGCGAGATCTGAGGTGACTGACCTTGTTTCTAGTCAGGACAAACGACTTACCATAGCTGCTGGAGATATAACTTTTACCCCTACGACATTTGATCGGGTTGTTATTAGTGGCACAGAATATAAGGTCATTCAAATTAATACAAATGAGCAAAGTAATACAGCTATAAGCTTTGATCTGTTTTTGAGGTAAGGATGACAAGAAAAATAGAACTTACTCAGATGGATGATTTTTTTCAAGAAAAAATAATTGATATTGTTCAAGCAACCACTTTAGAATGGACAGCTAGAGTTAAAAGGGCGACCCCAGTTGACACAGGTAGATTGCGGGCTGCATGGCAAACAAAAATACCTTTAGCAAGTGGTTCAAGAAATAGAAACAGTTTTATTGGTTTAATTTCAAATAATGTTGTTTATGCTGAACCTGTTTGCTATGGAATAAATAAACCCCCTTCATGGGGAGGAGTATATAGAACAAGACAAAATACTGTTGAGGGATTTCCAGAATTAATTGGAAAAGAATTAGAACAATATATAAGACGACAGTTTGGGAGGTAGATAAATGGCCGAAGTAAATTTAAACACAGTAAGATCAACTATTGAAACAAGATTAAGGGATGAATTTAGGACAGGGCGACCAGTTCCAATAGTTTTTTCAAATGTTCCTTTTGATGCTTCAAATGTTGATACTTTTATCCAATGCACTATAAGTTTTGCATCAAATGATTATTTAACTCAGGGCGGCAGTACAAACTCCACAAACTTTTTAGCTGGTTTAGTTGTAATAAATGTATTCACAAAACAAGGTGTCGGCTCAGGAGATAACTTTACTATTTGCAAACGAATTAGAGACTTATACAATAGGACTACAGTTTCAAATGTCATTTTTGATTCACCTGTAGGCCCAGAAGTTTCTGAGTCAAATCCAGAGGGAAAGTTTCAAACACAAATCAGAGTGACGTTTCAAATATTCGAGGATCTTTAATTATGGAAATCACAGAAGAAATGCTTGACGCTATCGAGGCTGTAAAAGGCAGAAGAGAACCACAATACTGGGATCATCAATGCAGACGATATATGGAAAAACAAAAAGCAGAGGCAAAATCTGTAAAAAACCCAAAAAAAGGGTAATATAATTATAAATATTTATTTTTTATTGTTATGGCTGCTGTAAAAGGTGATGTCGGGCAAGTCAAATTTGATGATGGCGGCTCTTCAGTAAACCCAGTACTAGGCACTAGATCTTGGTCTATGTCTATTACTAAAGATACACAAGAGACTACTGTGCAAGGTGATACTTTTAAATCATTTGTTGGTGGGCTTATAGAAGGTGAGGGAACTGCTGAGTTAGTCTATGACGCTGCGGCATCTGGCGAGACAGCTACTTTTGTTGATGGTGTATTAACTACTGGTGACGCTGGAACAGCATCTTTTGAGCTTTTCCCTGATAGTGCAAGCGGAACTAAAAAAATAAGCTTCAGCGGTTTAATTACTAACTTTGAACAGAGTTCCTCTATAGGTGACGTAAACACAATTAGCATTACATTTAAGCCATCTGGCACAATTACCTCAGCAATCTAAAAAGTAAAATTCTTCGCATTTATTTATGGCAACTCAAAGATCAGCAGACATATTACTTGGAGCATTTCAAGATGAAATGGTCACAAGAAGAAAATTTGATGTAAAAAACTCAAAAGATGAAGTCATAATGACTTTGTACTTTAAACCTATTACTAGATATGCAAGAGTCAAAGCACAACAGCTAGCGGGTGCTAATGCTGATGCTTTAGTTATATCAACTCAACTTCTTTGTCAAATGGCAGAAAAAGAGGATGGGACTTTAGCTTTTGATATGTCAGATGCCCCAATATTGCAAAGACAATTACCAGAAAAAGTTTTGAATGAATTAGAACTTTTTTTAAATGATATTGAACTAGATATAAATACAGCAAAAAAAGAATAAGCGGGGATGCTTGGCTTAGATTTGAGTTTTTCCTAGCAACAGAACTCGGCAAAACAGTTCAAGAACTGAGACTCAACATGACTGAGGCAGAGCTTATCTATTGGGCTGGATATTATGAAATAAAAGCTGACGAAGAAAAAAAAGCTATGCAACGACAAAAACGTAATTCAAGGTAATATATAATAAAGATTCTTTTTATTTGTGGCAGAGTCAGTCGTTAGGTTAAAAGTTGATGCTAGCGGTGCGACTAGAGCCTTAAATGGTGTACAGGCTCAGACAAATAAATTACAAAGTGCATTTGGTGGACTAAGAACTGCTATAGGTGGAATCGGTTTAACAATAGTGGCAAGGCAAGCGGTAAACGCATCCGCTACATTTGATAAATTAAAAGTAAGACTAGGTTTACTTACAAAAGAAAATGGCTCTTTTGCTAAATCCTTACAAATTGCTAAAGATGCCCAAAAAGCTTTTGGACTAAGCACGATTGAAGCTCTCGAAGGAGTCACAGATATTACAGCTAGATTAGCTCCACTTGGTACAGGAGTCGAAGATATTAAAACTGTTTTTTTTGGATTTAATACAGCGGCAAAATTAGCTGGATCATCTGCACAGGAATCATCTAATGCATTTAGGCAATTAGCTCAAGCTCTTGGCTCAGGAAGGCTTGCTGGTGATGAGTTTAGAAGTGTTTCTGAACAAGTGCCGACAGTTCTTGCTCCAATAGCTGATGAATTAGGAGTGACTATAGGAGAACTTAAAAAATTAGCTGCTGATGGAGAATTAACAAGTGATGTTGTTTTAAGAGCCTTAGCAAGGGTTGGCACTGAAGGAAGTGGCTTTTTGAAAGATTTATTGAAAAACGATCCTACTCAAGTATTTAAAAACTTTAGTAATGCTACACAAGATCTTTCTATCGCTTTTGGTGCTGAGTTAAGACCAGCAGTTGAAGGTGTGACTAAATTGCTTACTAATTTTATTAATGGTATTACTGAATTTGTTTCTACAGATCAAGGTCAAGCAGCAATATTAATAACAAAAATAGCTGTAGCTGTTAAATTGTTGGGCATAGCTATACCGATTGCAACAGGAGCATTTAAAGCTTTGTTAATTGCTGTTAATGCAGTAGGTGTCCAAAGCCTTATAACATCAGGAGGTCTTACTGCTTTACAAGCATCTGCACTGTTGGCCGCTGGTGGAATAGGAAAGACAACTCTTGCTCTTGGTGCTTTGAAAATAGCTATGGCAACAACTGGAATAGGTTTGCTTGTTGTTGGTGTTGGAGCTTTAGCAACTGCATTTATGAGGGCTAGAAGAAAAGCAAAAGAATTTCAAGATTTAGTTAGTGAAGGTGGAGAAAAAGAAGTTACAGAAGCTTTAGAAAAACAAAAAAAAATAGTTGAAGAATTAGAAAAAAAGATGGAAAAAGCTAGAGGAAACGCAAAAAGAGGGGCAGCAAGAAAACTTGAAGAGGCACAGAAAGCACTTGAATTGTTAGAAACAAGAGACAAAACACTTAAAAAAGAACAAGAAATTACTGAGGAAAAAGAAAAGCAAAATGAAGAAAATAAAAAAATTGAAGAATCTTTGAAAAAACAACAGGAAGAAACAGATAAATTGAAAGAAAAGATGGCTGCTGTTGGTGAAGAAATTGAAGGAAGTATTAAAAATAATCTTAGGGACGCAATTACTGGAGCGAAAACATTTGGAGAGGCTATGACAAATGTATTAAACCGTATCAGAGACAAAATACTTGATGCTCAAATAGATAAGCTTATTGGTGGCTTTGGAGAGGCTTTTGGTGCGGGATCTACTGGTGGAGAGAAAAAAGGTTTAGGAGGATTTCTTGGTGGACTAATTGGAGGACTGTTTGCAAACGGTGGTCAACCACCTGTGAATAAAATTTCAGTAGTTGGTGAGCGTGGGCCTGAGCTATTTGTTCCCACGACAAAAGGCACAATTATTCCTAACGGTGGATTTGGTGGTGATTCTGTTACAAATGTGATTACTGTTAATGTGGATGCAAAAGGCTCTTCAGTGCAGGGTCAAGACGCTGAAGGCAATCAACTTGGGCAGCAAATAGCGGTTGCGATACAATCAGAGTTAGTTAAACAAAAACGTGCGGGAGGTTTATTAGCATAATGGCAACATTCCCCTCTATAAGCCCTCAATATTCAACCCAAGAAACTGTAAAACAAGACAATTTAGTTGTAGAACTTGGTGACGGATTTCAGCAGCGTTTAGTTTTTGGTTTGCCAGCCAATAAAAGATTAATTTCTCTGAACTTAACATTTAATATTTCTACAACAGACGCTGCAACTATTGACACTTTCCTTGATTCAAGATTTGACGATCAAGCGAGTTTTGACTTTACTCCACCACATCACTCATCAGCATTAAAGTTTGTTTGCACTAGCAGAACTAGAACAGCAATACTTTCAAATCGAGTGATAATGAATCTAAGCTTTCAACAAGTAGCAGAACCATAATGGCAATACCTACATCTGAATTACAATCATTAAATCCGAGTTCAATTATAGAACTTTTTAAGCTCCAACTAATAGAGGGTATGCATTTTGCTACAGGAAATCCAGATTCAGTGCCGACCGTTTTTAGATTTCATGCTGGAACAAGTATGAATAGTAATTCAGACATAATATGGCAGGGTGAAACATATCAAAGGTTTCCAATTTCTGCTGATGGGTTTGAGTTTACAGGAACTGGATCAATCCCCAGACCTCAATTAGTTATGAGTAATCTTGGGGGTATAACTAGAAACAATGTAGTCATTTCAGTTACAGATTTAATGATTATTGTTAATTTGACAACTCCAAATAATGATTTATTAAATGCAAAACTTACAAGATTATCAGTCCTTGCAAGTAGTTTAGATAATGCTAATTTTTTAAGTGGAAGTAATCCTTTTGGCACACCAAATTCAAATGAGTTGCCGCAAGAAATATTTTTTATTGATAGAAAAATGAATGAAGATAGAGAAGCGGTAGGGTTTGAATTAGTATCAAATCTTGACACTGAAAATAAAAAAATCCCAGCAAGACAAATTACAAGAAAAGACTTTCCAGCAGTTAATTCTTTTTTAAATAGATAATATGGAACAATGGAAAAAAGATGCTTTTAAACACGCTTCGGATTGTAAGCCAAATGAATGTTGTGGGCTTTTATACACAAATAAAAAAGAGATAAAATATGGGCCTTGCAAAAATTTAGCTTATGAAGAACCTGAGACAAGTTTTGTTATTGACCCATTAGATTGGGTTAAATATGAAGATATTGCAGATGAAAACGAAGGAGAAATTATTGGAATTATTCATAGTCATCCAGACGGAGATTTACAATTTAGTGAAACAGATATTGCATCATGTAATTTTTTAGAAGTTGACTTTTATCTTGTTGACCCATCAACAGAAAGTATTATTAGTATAAAGCCAAAAAAATGAAAAAAATTAAACTTTACGGAAAGCTTAGAAAAATGGTTGGACAGAGTATTTTGGAAGCAGATATTAATAGTCCATTAGAAGCCTTAAGCTTTTTAAATTGTAATTATAAAGGAATACAAGAACACATGGCTTTACAGCCATATCAAATTATTTGTGGAGATTTAGTAGTTTCAAAAGATATATTAAATGTTCAAACTGACCAAATGATAAAAATAGTGCCTATTGCACATGGCAATTTTTTTAGTTTTATTATTGGAGCAGCTTTAAAATTTGTAGCAAAAAAAGTTGTTTTACCAAAACTTTTAACTACAGTCATATCAACTATTGGAACACAAATGATTTTTAATGGAATTAATAATATTTTGACACCACAGAGGAAAACAAATCAAAGTCCAACATCCCAAATGGACAGACAAGATCCCTCAGCCTTTGCAGCAAACTATTCATTTACTGGTCTTACAAACGTCAGTCAAGCTGGTGTTCCAATAAATTTAGTTTTTGGAGAAATTTTGGTTGGCTCTGTAACAGTTTCTAATGGTGTTGATACTGTCCAAGTCGAGGGTAATAATTAATGAGTATTAAAGAATTTGACCAAAATACCACTCTTTCAAATCCTGATTTACCGTCTGATGCTTTATCTAGCAAACAATTTATAACTATCGTGGACGTTATTTCAGAAGGTACTATTGCTGGATTTGCTACACCTCACAAAAGAGGAATAGCTACAACAAATTCAGCTTATAAAAATGCTTGCAAGACTGATATTTTTCTAAATAAGACTCCTATCTTAAATGTGTCATCAGGCTTAAATGATAGTCAATTTTTAAGTAAAGTACAAAACCCAAATGATACTGACTTCAATTTTAAAAATGTTGGTTTTGATTTTAGATTAGGGACAGCAAATCAAACTTTTATAAGTGGTATTAAAAATATTGAAAGCGAGAACCCTATTGGAACAACAGTAACAACTTCAACCCCTGTGACTCATACTGTGACTCAAACTAATATTAATGCAGTGAGAGTAACAGTAAGATTTAATTCTTTACAAAAATTTGAAGATGATGGAGATATTACTGGAACTCAGGTTGAACTTAAAATAAAAACTATTGAAAATGACGGAACAACCACAAGAGTTATCTCTGATACAGTAAAAGGAAGATCTTCAAATGCTTACTTTAGAGATTATCTTGTTAAATTTTCAAGTGGTACTTCATTTCCTGTGCAAATTAGACTGGAAAGAGTAACTGCTGATAGTACTGATACAAGCCTTGTAAATGCTTTTAGTTTTCATTCAGCGACAGATATAATTTTTGAACAAAATGCATATCCAAATACTGCTCATTTAGCATTAAGACTTGGAGCAGAACAATTTCCAAGAGTTCCAAACAGAGTATTTAGACTTAGGGGAATTAAAGTCAAAATTCCTCATAATGCAACTGTTGATCTTGTAACTGGAAGAATAACCTACTCTGGGACATTTAACGGAACTTTTAAAACAGATAAAGAATGGACAACAGACCCAGCTTGGATATTGTATGACGTTTTAAGTAATGACCGTTATGGGTGTCAGATTCCAGAAACAAGTTTAGATAAATTTACTTTTAAGACTGTTAGTGAATATTGTGGAGAGTTGGTAGATGATGGAAAAGGTGGTCAAGAGCCACGCTTCTCACTTAACGTAAATATCACTCAGCAACAGGCCGCATTTGACATGGTTAATGATCTTTGTTCTGTGATGAGAGCCATGCCTTTTTACAATGCAGGGACAATAAATATAAGTCAAGACTCTCCAAAATTACCTACATTTTTGTTTACTAATGCCAATGTAACGAAAGAAGGGTTTCTATACACTGGTTCAAGTCTTAAAACTAGACATACTGTAATCAATGTAAGTTATTTTGATCTAGAGACTCAAGATATTGATGTAGAAACTGTGGAAGCAGAAGCATCAGTTCAAGCAAAGTACGGAGTCGTGACAAAAAATATAAACGCATTTGGTACAACTTCAAGGGGGCAAGCTCAAAGATTTGGTAAATGGTTTTTATTTAATGAACAAAACTCTGGAGAGACGATTGCATTTACTACAACGATTGATGCTGGAGTTAGTGTAAGATGTGGCGATATTATAGAAGTTTCTGATTCTCTTAAAGTGGGAGAAAGAAGAGGAGGAAGGATTAAAAGTGTTAGTGGAACAACAGTTACTATTGATGATTTTGAAAATACAGATATTCCTGATGTAAATTTAAGTCCAACGATTTCAATAATGTTGCCTGATAACACTTTTGAAACAAAAAATATAACTAATGTAAATAACAATGTTTTAACAATAAATTCAGCTTTTTCTAGTGTTCCAAACTCAAATGCTATTTATATTCTTGAGAGTACTGGTATATCAACAACGACTTGGAGAGTAATTACTGTCAAAGAAAATGAAAATAGAACTTTTACAATCACAGGTTTGAGCCATGATAATAACAAATATGATTCAGTTGAAGATGGAGTTCCATTACCAGTAAAAAGAATTTCTACTATCACTGCTCCAGCAACACCGCCTAATGGATTGACCGCCACTGAAAAAATTGTTGAAATAAATAAACGTGCAGTTCCAAAAATTATTGTTGATTGGCAAAATGTTTCTGGTGCATCAAAATATAGAGTTTACTATAGATTTAACAATGGTGATTTTACACAAATAGAAACTACTTCAAGTAATTTAGAACTAATAAACACTAAAGAGGGTTTATATGAATTTAAAGTATATACATATAATGGCTTAGGTGAGGTTTCTGCAAATCCAAGTAGTTTATCTTTAAATGCAGAGGCTTTTTCAACACTTCCAGAGGATGTTCAAAATCTTACTTTTGAACCTATTAATGACGATCAAATAAGGCTCAGATGGACACAGACTACCTCTATTGACGTTAAGTTCGGAGGACAGGTTTATATACGTCACAGCCCAAGAGTTGACGGATCTGGTACTTTTGCAAATTCTACTGATATTATCGAGGCAATTTCTGGAATATCTACAGAGGCAACTGTTCCAGCAAAAGATGGGGAGTATGTTCTTAAATTTCGTGATTTAAAGGGAAATTTTAGTTCTGGCGAGGCATCAGTAATACTTTCAAGTCCACAACCATTAAGAGAAAGACTTGCTTTACCAACTATTAGAGAGCAAACAGCTTTTAGTGGTACAAAAACAAATACAACTGTTAGCTCAAATCAATTAACACTTACAAATCCAGCTTCAAATGCATCTGGTTCATATAATTTTGCAAATGTTTTGGATCTTGGAGCTACTTTTTCTTTAAAAATTAAATCTCATATTATTAATACTTCAGCAAATGTATCAGATTTATTTGACGATATACCAAGCGTGGACGCAAGAATTACATTTGATGGGGCGGCTGCTGAAAAAGTTAATGCGGCTTTGCTTGTTAGAACTAGCACAGATGGAACAAGTTTTGGATCTTTTAATAAGTTTCAAAGTGGTACATTCAAGGCAAGAGCTTTTGATTTCAAATGTGAATTAGATACTGATGATACAAACGAAAATATATTAATACAAGAACTAGGAGTTGATGCTTTTTTAGAGTCAAGAGTTGAACAAAGTACATCAATTATTGCATCAGGGACAGGGGCAAAAGATGTCACATTTGCAGCACCATTTTTTTCGGGGACTTCAGCGATAGGAGGAAGCACTTCGGCATTTCCACCAAGTATCGGTATCACAGCACAAAATATGGCTAGTGGTGATTTTTTTGAAATTACAAACATAACTGGCAGCGGCTTCAGAATAACTTTTAAAAATTCATCAAATGCCGCAGTTGATAGAAATTTCAGCTATTCAGCGGTAGGATATGGGCGTGGAGGCTAATTAAATGGCAAGAGTAAATTCTACTGGCAAAGAAACATCAAGTAATTTTAGTCCAGCTAACGGAACAGGGCTTGCAGTAAGGACAGCAATAAAAGATGTCCTTGAATCTTTAAGAACAGTTAATAGTGCCTCAGGAGACCCATCTGGTTCAGCTAATCTTGCTGCCTACCAACTACATATTGATTCAGATACAAATTTATTAAAAATAAGAAACGCTGCTAATTCGGCTTTTGTTACTCTTGGTAATGTGAGTTCAACAAATTTAGGTCTTTTGCCCATAGCTGGTGGAACTATGACAGGTGTTTTGGGTTTATCAAATGCTTCAGCCTCAGCACCATCTGTTCATTTTGGAGACAGTACGACTGGTTTTTTTAGAAGTGGCAGTAATCAAATCGGTCTCACATTTTCTGGAACTCAAAAATTATTTTTTGACCAAAATGGTTTAACTTTACAGGCTCAGTCAGATTTAAGATTTGCTGATTCGGATAGCAGCCATTTTATTGCTTTACAAGCTCCCGCAACTATTTCAAGTAATGTAACTTTAACACTTCCAGCTACTGATTCTCCTGTTAATGGTTATGCACTTGTATCAGATGGTTCTGGAACTTTATCATGGGGTGCGGCTGGCGGTGCTGAGGGTAATGGAACAAACGAAATTTTTTGGGAAAACGATCAAACTGTCACAGGGGATTATCAGATTACTAACAACAAAAATGCTGGAAGTTTTGGCCCTATTACTATTGGAAACGGAGTAACAGTTACAGTTAATGCTGGTGAAACATGGACTGTAGTATAAAAGTGTATATAATAAATTCAAGGATATGAAGTTATGAGTACTTTAAAAGTCAATAAAATAATTCCCACTGCTGGAGTACCGACAGGCGGTGGTGGTGGAATAATTCAAGTAGTTCCAGCAATTAAAACAGATACTTTTACAACGACAGCAGCTATAAGTAGTCCAGCCGCAGTAACAGGATTATCTTGTACGATAACTCCCACTTCAAGTTCGAGCAAAATTTTAATAATGGCTCATGTCGGAAGTTCCAGTTGCACTAATGGTGACTTTGCTGCAAGATTTCATTTATTCAAAGGAGGAAGTGAGATTAGCGGAGCAAAAGGAGATGCTGCTGGAAGTAGAACAGTAATGGCTTTTTGTGCAAGACATAGTGCAAGCAACCGATATTCTTCACAATCAATGACGTATTTAGATTCACCTTCAACAACAAGTGCCACAACATATCAACTTCATATGTCTGTTGAACCTAGTGGAGGTAGTGCTTGTTTAAATAGATCAGGCAATGATGGAAACCAAGAAGCTTTTTCTAGAACAATTTCTACCTTAACAGTAATGGAGGTGTCAGCATGATTACTTCCATGTATAATCTAATTAAAAACTAACTATGGGATTAGATCACGAAGCAATACGCAAAGCTTATCCAAACGCTGTAACTATTGATGATGGTGCGGGAGCGTTTGATGCAAGCGGTAACTCAATTTCTCTTGACCAAACCAAAATAAATGAAGCTAGAGCTACTTTAGATGCTGAAGCTGCTGCGATTTTGTATCAGAAACAAAGAACAGGGGAAGCTGGCACAACAGACACTATTTATGCTTCTGTGGGTGACCAGTTAGATATGCAGTACAAAGATTCTGTTAATGGAACGACAACATGGAAAGATCACGTTGCAGCAGTAAAAGCCAAATATCCTAAGCCATGAGTACATTAAAAGTAAATCAATTATTAGATACTTCTGGAAATAATTTAGACAGAATTGGTCAAATAAAATTTGGTTCTACTACAAGTCAAATTTCAACAACTTCTAGCAGTTACGTTCAAATTTCAAGTGCGTTAAATCAAACTTTAACACCAACGGCAGCATCAAGTAAATTTTTACTTTTGTTTAGTAGCACAGGTCAAGTAAACTCAAATAGAGCTAGATATGATGTTCTTTATAGTGGAACAGGTTCTACTTTAAGCGGTGCTAACGCAATGACATCTTTTGAAGGAAATAATATAAATCATGTCGTAGCTTGGTCTTTTCTTCACTCTCCAAATACGACAAGCAACGTTACATACACTCCTGTACACCAGAATGGGAATGGTAGTTCAACTTTTACTGGTACTGCCAATATTACCAGTTTTACTGTTATTGAGATTTTACAATGAGCCAACTTAAAGTTAATTCAATAGTTCCTGTAAATGGTTTACCTAGTGGAGCAACAGGCGGGGGAATTATTCAGTGTGTTCAAACGGTGAAAAAAAATACTTTTAGTGAAAGTTTAAGTATAAATACTTTTTCTGGGGATACTGGTTTGAATGTTTCAATCACACCTCAATCTAATTCAAATAAAGTTTTAATAATGGCAAGTGTTGTTTGCTCATTAGCTCAAGATAATGATGTGATAGCTATAGCTTTATTTAAAGGTGGTAGTAAATTAACAACTGCTGCTGGAGATTCTTCTGGTAATAGAGTAACAGTTGGGTCAGCGGCTTTTGCTGATAGTTTTGGTGGTGAAATAAGAACTATTCCATATAATTTTATAGATTCCCCTGCGACAACAAGTGCTACTACTTACGGAATTAGGCTTGGATATTTTGGAGGCGGGAGTTCTAGCACTGTTCACATGAATAGAACTGAATCTGATGATAATAGTGCATTTAGAGTAAGAGGAATTTCCTCAATAACAGCTTTTGAGATTTCAGTTTAATGGCAATCAATCCAGCCCAAAAAGATTTCACAGTGCAACGCAGGGCTGATTTTCCTTTGACGCTTACTTTTAAAGACGGAAACGGTGATGCAATAAACTTGACTGGATATACTGTTGCGGCTCAGGTTTACAACGAGGATAGGTCAACAAAATTTGCGGATTGGACTGTTGCTTATACGAATAGAACAAGCGGAATAGTAGATATTAAACTTACTGACACGCAAACAGCAACTTTTAGTCCTAATGAACTTAAATATGATGTTTTATTAACAGAACCTAGTGGTGACAAAAATTATTATTTAGAGGGTACACTATATATAAGCGAAGGTTACACCGCATGAGCAGTCCTAATTCTGTAACTGTAAGTCAAGTATCAGATGTGACCACAGTTGAAATCACCACAGTAGGGCCACAAGGCCCAGCCGCTGCTGGTTTTACGTTTGATGGTTCTAACAAAGTAAATGATTCTATTATTTACTACGACTCATCTTCTGATACATTTAAAGCAGATACAACGACAACCAAACTCACACTTGTTAATGGAGGTAATTTTTAGATCATGTCTAATACTATAAGAATTAAAAAAAGAGCAGCCAGCGGATCTGCTGGAGCACCATCTAGCTTATCTCCATCAGAATTGGCATTTAATGAAGCGGATTTAAAATTATATTATGGTTTTGGTGATAATGGATCAACCCCACCATCTGCAAGTTCAATCATTACTGTAGGTGGTGCTGGAGCGTTTTTTAATAAGACAGATACAAGAGCAGCAAATACAACTTTAGTAGGCCCTGCCAGTGGTTCAGATGCAGCCCCAACTTTCAGAGCTTTAGTTGCAGCGGATTTATTAAAGCTTAATGAATTTACTGCTCCTGATGGGGCAGTTAGTCTAAACAGTCAAAAGATTACAAACTTAGCTACGCCCACAGCTGATGGTGATGCGGCAAGTAAGTCGTATGTTGACGGTGTTTCTCAAGGTTTAGATGTCAAAGCCAGTTGTGTCGCAGCAACTACAGGGAACATAACAATCTCTACTGCTCTAAATAATGGTGACACTTTAGATGGAGTTTCTCTTTCTACAAATGATCGAGTGTTGGTCAAAGACCAGTCTAGTGCGTCCGAGAACGGTATTTACATAGTCGGATCATCACCAGCAAGGGCTGATGACTTAGCTGCTGGGTCTGATGCGGCTGGTATGTTCACCTTTGTGGAGAAAGGTACTATTAATGCTGATAATGGATTTGTTTGCACATCTGACAAAGGATCAGCGGTTGTTGGGACTAATAACCTAGCTTTCTCTCAATTCTCTGGGGCTGGTCAAATTACAGCGGGTGATGGTTTAGATAAGTCAGCAAATACTTTATCCGTTGATCTCAAATCAAATGGTGGTTTAGTTATTGAGTCAACTGAAATCGCTGTTGATCTTGCAGCAAGTTCGATTACTGGAACACTAGCAATATCTGATGGTGGAACTGGAGCAACCTCAGCATCAGCAGCAAGAACAGCTTTGGGCTTAGTTATAGGAACTGATGTTGAACCTCATTCAGACAAACTAACAGAGCTTGCAACTATGGGGCAAACTACAGCAGCCGCTTTAGCAGATTTATCAGAGGCTGAAGTTCAAATTCTTGATGGTGCAACGGTAACGACTGCTGAATTGAACGTCATGGACGGTGGAACATCTGCAACATCAACTACTCTTGCAACAGCAGATCGTATGGTTATGAACGATAACGGAACAATGAAACAAGTAGCATTAAGTGATCTAGTTACATTTTTGGAGGACGGATCGACTTCTGGCTTTGATATTAATGGCGGAACATATTAGAGCTAGGAGGTAAAAGCTCATGCCAAATACAATTAAATTAAAAACTGGTAGCGGTAGTGATCCAAGTGCTAGTGATTTAATAGTTGGTGAAATAGCTATCAGGACAGATTCTGGCAAGTTATTTACAAAAAAAGATGATAATTCTGTAGCTGAAATATCAGGTGGTGGGATTGATGATGGCGATAAAGGCGATATTACAGTATCGAACTCAGGTGGGACATTCACTATAGATAATGATGTGGTGTCATTTGCAAAAATGCAAAATGTTAACACATCAAGAATTTTAGGGAGAATAACAAGCAGTAGTGGAAATCTTGAACAATTAACTGCATCAAATGTAAGAACATTAATTAACGTAGAAGATGGTGCTACAGCCGATCAATCTGCAAGTGAGATCAAAACTGCATACGAATCTAATAGTGATACAAATGCTTTCACTGATGCTCTTTTATCTAAATTAAATGGAATCGCTGCTAGTGCTACTAATGTCACTAACAATAATCAACTTACAAATGGGGCTGGATATATTACTTCAACTCTTACAGAGGAACAAGTAGAGGATTTTGTTGGAGGCATGGTTACAGGTAACACTGAAACAGGTATAACAGTAACTTATCAAGATTCTGACGGAACTCTTGATTTTGTTGTTGCCAGTCAAACAGATAATAATTTCACAACAACACTCAAAAATAAATTAGATGGAATTGCTACAGGGGCAACTAATGTCACTAATACAAATCAATTAACAAATGGAGCAGGCTTTATAACTGCGACTTTAACTAATGAGCAAGTCCAAGATATTGTCGGAGGGATGGTCACTGGTAATACTGAGACAGGAATTTCAGTTACTTATCAAGACGGTGACGGAACATTAGATTTTGTTGTAGGCACACTCAATCAGGACACAACAGGAAATGCAGCAACAGCGACAGCCCTTGAAACTGCAAGGACTATTGCAGGGGTTAGCTTTGATGGGTCAGCAAACATATCTCTTAATAACAACGCAATCACAAACGGTGCTGGATATATTACTGGATCTTCTTTAAATGCAAGTAATCTATCATCTGGAACAATCCCTGATGCACGTTTTCCATCTACGTTGCCAGCAGTCAGTGGAGCTAATTTAACAAATATTTCTGCAACTGTAGCTGGTGGGGCTGCTTATGAAAATACTCAAACGATAAGTTCAGACTATACTGTAGGAAACAACAAAAATGCCATGAGTGCAGGGCCAATAGAAATTGCAAGTGGTGTTACTGTTACTATTGGTTCTGGTGAAACTTACACTATAGTCTAAATTATGAAAAACATTATTCAAAAACAAATTCTTGAATGGAAAGAAGAATTAGCAAGACAAGTTAAAACAAAAGAACAAGCAGAAAAAGTTTTAGCTGAAGCTAATAGAACTATTTTAATGATTGAGGGCGGTTTACAGGCGAAGGAAATGTTGTTGAAGAAGATCGAACAA